TGCCAAACACACCTTTATCTGCGGGTAGTGATTGGCTTAGGGCGGAAGCAAATATACATAATGTTGTTGTACACAATGCAACATCCATAGTTCATTTCGACCAGTATGGAAGTCACGATATAGCAGACGGATATATATTGGACTTTAGCAAATTCAATGGAAGATTTGAAAACAACGGACACGGTTATTCAGAAATAGCCTATTGCGGAAACGAATATATAATTCTTGCTAAAAACAGTGTTTTAAATAGAACGTCTTCTGACGATTTTGAAATGACTTCTATGTTTTATACAAAAACGGTCGTCTTTAGAGAAGATTTTGTTTGTGCAGAATTAAATCTAAAAAGTTACGGAAATAATGGATATGGAATTCCTCCTCGTACATCTATTACAAGCATTGTATTTTTAGGAGCAACTCCTCCGTTTAGTAGTATAAATCTGTGGTAGAATGACGCAACGCTATACGCGCCATCATCTGCAACATCGGCATATAGTACAGCTTCTGGCGAAACAGTTCAACCCCTTGAAACGTTTGCTAACATAAGTGATGCAAATAAAGACATTCTTGTAGAAGCAGGATGTACGGTAACAGGTAGTACTGGCAACTGGACGGTAACTCCTCCAACAGCATAAATGTAACAGAGCCTCAACTGTATAAAAAGAGGATGCGTAGAATGGTTAAAGCTGGTTCGATTCCAGCCTGCGCACAATTAAGATTAACAGTTTCCGCGCTGCAATGCGGAGTTTATTAATGTTAATTTAATTTTATTTATTTTATGGAAAGTTCAAAAATTATAAGACAATATGTTTGATATACAAGGGGATAAAGTTAAAATTTCTACAGAAGATTTAGCTATACCACCCTTTAAAGATCACTACAACAATGCTAAAGATAAACAACAAGCATTGAAAGAGATTGAATACGTAGTTTGGCTACATAAGTGGAATACCCCCTATGAAGCATATCCGATAGATTAGAGGCCATTTATTGTAGCCAAGGACGTGTTCAAAGATGAACATTACGTTCCTTCTGAAGAAGTAAAACAGCTTGCAAGACGCTTTATAGAATTTCAGGAAACACCTGGTACTAGATTACTTAGCGCGTCTTAGACAGCTGCAGAAGGACTTATAGCAGCTCTTAACGATTATTCAAAAGGTTTAATGGACATAGATACTGCTATAAAGGTAACGAGAATATTAAAGGATGTAGGTAATATAGTTAAATCTCTAGATATTGCCATGAAGCAAGCTAAAGCAGAATAGGTTGAGGCTGGTAGAGTTAAAGGTGGTGGTACTATAGGTTTATATGAAACAGTAAGATAACATGATAAATACAATATTTTATTTTCCAGAGTCGTTGACGTTTGATCAATACTTAGACGCACTCAATAGTGATACTGACAATGGCATTGCTGGTAGAACTATTGTTTTTGCTAAACAGTAGGGAAAAATTTATAACAACGGCAAAATGTATGGAACAACGTATTCTGACATACAAAATCTTATTGACCAAAATAAGTACGACGACGAATACGTAAGAACAGCTATAAGCAATCTTGAACACGACTTACAAGAGAACTCTGATGCTATCGATTTATAGGGCAAACAATATCTAGCAGTAAATCAAAGACTATCTACAATAGAAAATAACGGGTATGTTTCTGAAGCGCAAATGCTTTCTGCAATTGCTGGAGAATTAGATGGATCTACGCAAAAGAGCTCTGTAAGGAATAAGGTAAATAACGTGGCAAAAGAAGCATCTGCAGCATTATTTACAGAAGTGTCAGATCAAAATGATAATATAACAGCCCAGAGTATTGTAAACGCCATTACAAGCAATACTACAGCTAAGGCAAACTTGGCAAGTAGCTTCAATTCTGGAGACAATACTATGTGGGCTAACGTACTAACGCAAGCAGATTTGAACGATGCATCATCTGCACTATACGTCGCATTAAAAAGTAAAGCAAACGATAGCGAAGTAGTAAAAAAGGCATCTATAATCACATCTATCAATTCCAGTGGAGAAAGCAACGTTAAAATTGATGCAGATAAGATTCAATTAGACGGTACAGTAATAGCAGAACGTCTTATGGCAGCGCAAGCAGTACTTGGTGGATTTTCTATAAGTCAAGATGAACTTTCAGGCGTTTACACTTATGAAACATAGAATGGACCACATCTGACGCACCACACAAATAAAATTACTTTATCGCCGCAAGGTTTTTCAACAACAGAAGTAAATGGAGTTGGTTATAATATTACAAATCAGATTTTAACTGATGGTTCTGGTTTCCTTGCTTGCGGAGCTTTAAATTGGGATGAAAAAGGCGCTATTACCATAAACGGAAGTAATAACAATAATGGAAAAGTTAATATTAATGGATTGCTTTATTTATTAGATGACCATGATTCTTGGCAAGAATCGTTGACCGTTAAACCTACTGGATTAGAATACTATAATGGCGATGATAATGTTACAAATGGAATATCTCTTACAAACGGATTAGTTGTTACTGGAGATATTGCAACTGTTACAGCTGATGGATTTATTAAAAATGGTTCATCTAACGACTATGTACTTCTTGCTGGAGGTGGCACTAAAGCGTTGAGCGAATTCTCATCTGGAGGCGGTTCTAGTTCAGTTGATTGGAGTAATGTGCAGAATAAACCAACCAACGTAAGCGCTTTCACTAATGATGCAGGTTATCTAACATCACATCAAAGTTTAGCAGGATATCTTCCTCTCACAGGAGGTACGCTGACAGGACCATTGACGACAAGCGGAACAACGCAAGGAATTCAACTGCGTGCACGTTTTGAAAACGACGCGGTCGCCATTCAGAAATTCGAGAACAACGATTGGGTCGATGTTTGTTCGATGTCTGGTACTGGTTACGTCACAGGCTCAACGTACCATGGTAACCAATATATCGTGAATAATGGTACATCAGATCAGTTCCTGAAGGCAGATGGTAGTGTTGATAGTAATTCTTATCTTCCTCTGACAGGAGGTCAAATGACAGGTGATCTTACACTCTATAATAGTAATGCACAGGTTGTAAATGTGTCAGGTAAAACATCCGATACAACATCTTTGGGTGGCGGAAGCATTACAATCGAAACTGCTACAACCGGGACACCTCTAAAAGCGAAATCATATCTTGATCACGATTAGTTATATTTCTCGAACCAAGACGTAAAAGGAACTTCTATTACATACAACAGTGTTACATCAGGTTCGTTCGTTAAGTCTGGTGGTACATCAAACGAGATATTAATGGCCGACGGTAGTACAATGACACTTGCAGAGCTTAAAGCTGCATTAAACGCAATTTGATAAAGATATATGGTAGACTTTAATAAAAAGATATATAACAGCGATAAGTTCAGATAGAGCGCATTGTTCTTCTAGGAACACGGCTGTTATACCCTGGCCCCAAGAGGTACTACTGATTATATACAATTTTGGGACCAGGAAACAAGTAGATGTTTAAATGGTTATGTAGCTCCTGATGGAGATGCTATAACTGGGTATCACTACTTTTATTTAAATTATAGTCCTATCATGAAGCTGGAAGAGAGAGAATACACCGATAGATACGGTAATGTTCGTAAAAGACGCGAACGTATTCTTAATTTTCCAGACTTCTGGGATTATGATTATTATTACTTCAATGCAATAGAAGAAGCAGAGAACCAGGGAAAACACATGGCTACGCTCAAATGCAGACAGAGAGGTTACTCGTTTAAGGGTGCTTCTATGTTAGTTAGAAATTATGAGCTGATTCCAGGATCTAAAAACTTCGCAGTAGCAAGTGAACAGAAATTCCTAGTTGGAGATGGATTACTTACTAAAGCGTGGTAGATCATGGACTTTGTAGACAAACATACTGCATGGAGCAAACAAAGACTTACAAGTACTCGTATGGAACGTGTATCTGGTTATAAAGTAACTGATGAGTTCGGTAAACAAACAGAGCAAGGTTACTTGTCAAGTATAACAGGTATAACCCTAAAGAATGACCCAGAACGTCTTCGTGGTACTCGTGGTAAGTTAGTGTTATTTGAAGAAGGTGGTAAGTTCCCCAACCTTGAAACGGCATGGCGTATTGAACAACCTGCTGTAGAAACTGACGACGGTGTAGCTTTTGGTCTATTGTGCTTATTTGGCACAGGTGGTACTGAAGGCGGTAGTTTTGACGGTCTAAAGAATATCTTCTATAATCCGAAAGCATTCAATGTTTTAAGCTTTCCAAACATATGGGATGACGGACAGGAAGCCACAGAATGTGGATTCTTTGTACCAGCATGGAGTAATCTATATATGGATAAAGACGGTAACAGTCTTAAAGAGAAAGCGATAGAAGAATTAATAGTACAAAGAAATACTATTAAAGAAGGTGGAGCATCACAAACATCTATTGATAGATTTATATCGGAGCGCCCACTAAAGCCGCAGGAAGCAGTATTAGAGTTAGGAAAGAATATATTCCCTAGAAAACTGTTGATGGAGCAATTGACTAGAATCAGAACTAACACCAAGATTAGAAACATGAAACATGTTGTAGATCTTGCTTGGGACGGTGATGGCGGAGTTAAAGCTACAGAAAAGAAGTCTGGGGATATAACAACGTATCACTTAAAAAAAGATGACAAACCAGGAGGATCTGTAGTCATATGGGAATATCCTATCCCAGACGCGCCATTCGGCCTATACATTGGGGGTTGTGACCCGTATGATCACGATGAGTCATTTACCAACTCCTTAGGGTCTACTTTCATATTTAAACGAGTGCGTGCAGGGGAAGCATGGAACGACGTGATTGTTGCAGAATATACAGGGCGTCCAGATACAGCAGAAGAGTATTATGAGAATGTACGTAAACTACTTATATTCTACAATGCAAGACTTCTGTTTGAGAATGAACGTAAAGGTATATACCCATATTTCACAAACAAGCATTGCGATTATTTACTGGCAGATTAGCCAGACAAAATTATTACGGAGGTCTTTAAAGACAGTAGAGTGCAACGCCGAAAAGGTTGCCACATGACAAAAGCTATTAGGGCATATGGGGAAGGACTAATCCTCGAATGGCTAATGGAAGAATATGAACCAGGCCACCCTAATATAGAGAGAGTATACAGCGAACCACTGATAGAAGAGCTAATAGAAAATGACGGTGTAAAAAACGTAGACCGTGTGATAGCTCTGTGTATGACTATGATATATAGAGAAGAGTTATATTAGGTTAAAGTGGCAGCTGCAAAAGATAAAAATAAATAGGTTGAGCTCTTCGAACTACCGCTATTTAGTTAGCAATACTATGACTAGGATCGCGGTCCCGAAGACGTACCGTTATTTAACTTTTAACACATGGTTAGAGTAGAAGATAATTTATACAACGCAACATTCCCGTAGCAAAAACTTCCGCTATCAAAGAAGAATGAGAAGTGGCAGCATGACTGCGTAAATTACATTATCGGAGAAGGTAATGTAATCTCTGGGGGAATGGAAAAAACTCGCTTCGGGGAGATAGAAACCTATTATAATTTATATAATAGCATCTTCGACGAGAAAGATTTTAAGCGGATAACAAATCCGTTTAAGGTTGAAGATGGATTTCCTGCTACTCCTTAGGATTTCAATATTATACGACCAAAGATTGACTTGTTGATTGGTGAAGAGACAAAGAGGCCAATGAACTTCCAGGTCGTTAGAACTTCTTAGGAGGCAGCTTCAGAACTTATGGACAAAGAAAAGGAGTTGTTGATGCAGTATATAATGGCTGCTATTACCGCTCGTATGAGTCCAGAAGAAGCACAGCAGTTTCAACAATAGCTGTAGAACGGAGAAGTAATGCCTCCAGAAGCTATTGCTAAATATATGCAGAAAGACTACAAAGATGTGATAGAGAATACAGCATATCATACTCTTGTATATCTGCGTGAAAAACTTAATATAGACAATGAATTTATTAAAGGTTGGAAAGACGCTCTTATCGCTGGTACCGAAATATACTATGTGGGGGTACAGAACGATGAGCCTTATTTGGAGAGGGTAAACCCAATGTTCTTTGCCTATGATCACAGTCCTGACTTAGAGTTTATTGAAGACGGATCTTGGTGCTGCAGAAGAATGAGACTTCCGATGCAAGAAGTGTATGATAGATACAATAACAAGCTTACCGAGAAGGATCTCAATAAACTTGAAGAGATGATGACAGGCAGACCTGCCAGCGACTATGGAGATAAAAACATGGTTGACGATTTTGGCGGCATACAGATGCATTTATACGATAACCCAATTTATGACCAAAAGAGCAGATATGCGATCAACGTGTGGCATTGTTGCTGGAAGTCATTTAAGAAAATCTATTATGTCACATACTTAGACGAAGCAGGACAACCTCAAGTAGAAATAGTTGACGAGTCATATAAAAAGACAGGTATGGAGTTGTCTGTAGAGCCCGATTGGATTATTGAGGTATGGGAAGGATACAGAGCGGGATCTGATTTATACTTCGGTATACAACCAATTGAATATCAGCATATCTCTATTGATAATCCAAATTCTCAAAAGCTTCCATATTGCGGATGCATTTACAGCAACACTAATAGCAGACCTAGATCTCTTGTTAGTATACTTAAGCCTCTTCAATATATGTACATTGTGCTTTGGTATAGGCTTGAGTTGGCTATCGCGCGAGATAAAGGAAAGGTAGTGAATATGGATATCACATAGATTCCTAAGTCTATGAATATCACACCGGAAAGATGGATGCATTACTTGTCATCCGTAGGTGTAAACTTTATTAATCCTTATGAAGAAGGTTGGAACGTACCAGGAAGAGAAGGCGGAAAGCCTGCTACATTTAATCAAATCACTTCTCTCGATCTTACTATGTCGAACGTAATCGCTGAGTATATTCAGTTGATGGACAAGATCGAACAATTAGCAGGTACAATCTCAGGTATCACAGAACAACGTATGGGTGCTATTAGTACTCATGAGTTGGTAGGTAACGTTGAGAGATCTGTTGTACAGTCTTCACATATCACAGAGCCTTTATTCTGGGCACACAACCAATGTAAACGTCACGCCTTAAATATGCTCTTAAATACTGCTAAAGGTGCTTGGGAACAGACAGGTAAGAAGAAGCTTAGCTATATCTTCGATAACGGTGAACGTGCTTATGTCGATATTTCAGATAAGTTCTATTATGAAGATATGGACGTGTTTGTAAGCGATACCTCTAAAGACATGGAGAATATACAAAAACTCCAACAGCTTATTCAACCAGCTATGCAAAACGGTGCAAGCTTGTTAGAAGCAGCAGAGATTCTTACAAACGACAACTTTAATATCATTAAGCAGAAGCTTCAAGAGATGCAACAACGTCAAGAAGAGATTCAAAAACAAGCTCAAGAAGCAGAACAGCAACAGGCTATTCAACTCCAGCAGATGCAGAACGAACAGCGTGAGCAAGAGCTTATGCTTGAGGAAGCTAAGATGGATCTTGAAAGATATAAGATTGATGCTGATAATCAGACTAAGATTGCTGTAGCTGAGATTTCTACCTATCGTGGTACGGAAGAGAAGGATATCAACAACAATGGTATACCCGATCCTGAGGAGATGTATAAGGTAGCTATGGAGCAGCAAAAGATTCGCTCTGGAGAGTATGTCAAAGATCGTGAGATTAAGTATAAGAAAGATATCGAAGATAAGAAGATAGAACTCGAAAGAGAAAAGATGAAGCACGAATCTGAGCTTCAGAAGCAAAAGGATGATGCAGCTCTTGAACGCGAAAGAGTTAAAGCTCGTGCAGCTATTCGTAATAAAGTATCCGGAGAAAAGTAATTATGGGACTGAGAAAACCAATGCTCGATAGAGTTTATTACAACGACGACGATCGACCAGTATTATCTTTTTGGCAGAATAAATTTAAAGACAATAATTTTCTAACAAGCTCTCCAGAAGAAGAAACTCTTAGAAACGCATTAAATGGAGAGGCCTATTTTGATGCAGGAAGTCTTCCAGAAATTATAGTGCGCCCGCCAAAAGATAATGCGGTATTTAAAGCTAAACAGATGATTCCGAATGGAGAATTAAGAAATTAGTTTTATAACACGATCGATTATGGACTCGTCGATCCAGACAATTCAAAAGATTCTAGAACGTATGTTAATAGACTATATGATTTATATCTTAAATCAAACAAACCTACAATAAAACCGACAACGTCTAGATTTTCTCCTGGTATGCGGATTATGCAAGAACTTGGTATTATGAGAGGAGATGAAAATAGAGCTTCGTATGATCCATTTCTTAATACTATGTACGTAAGTCCAGAAGACGCCGCTTCAGACATAATAGCAGAAATGTCTCATGCATATCAGATACACGGCACCGATACTCCTAGAAACTTTAATTGGATGAAGCAATTTTTATCGAGGCCAAATGGGGACATGAAGATAAATGGCGTAAACGGATACAATACTCCAGGTAGTCTTGAATATGTTGCACATAAGATAATAGAACCAAGGCTCCGTATGTATGTAAACAATGGCCGATATCCGTACGATTTTATATGGAATGGTATTTAGAAGGCGTACAATCGTCCGATAAGAAAAGCTAAATACGGGCCTTATAAAAATACTGAAATACAATGACGAGAAGTGAAGAACAAGAGCTCTTAGAGCTTACTAGATAGAATAATGAGCTTCTAAGAGCTATACTTCGCTTAGTACAGCATGATGAAGCTAATGACTTTATACACAATATAATCGCTAACCTATTAGCTAATAGAATGGAGGGAAATACTTATGCGCAAAGATCCTACTGAATTTAGAAAAAGATTTGCTGCTTGGAAGAACGGTGAGTAGGTATATAAAGACGGATTGCCTGCTTATAAGAAAGGGAAAACCTCAATTATTTATAGGGATGGCGATATTCCTTTTATACAAGATAAGGCTGTAAAACTAACTAACGCAGGTCTTGCGACAGGAGCTATATTATCAACCAATATGTTGGACTCTATCGCAGATGCCGCAACAAGACAAGGATTGGATATAAATACGGCCATCGGATTGGCAACAAAAGAATCTACACTAGGTAACCCTACCGACGATACTTCTGTTTATCGTCTGCTATCTCCAGAAAAAGCTGCGGTGTTTAAAAAGCTTGGCACAGGGTAGTATATAAATAAATACGGAGACGCTGTAAAATCTAGATAGCTTGTAAACTATTATAAAGATCTTATGGATGCTGGAATAGGCGACGATGAGGGTCCCGTTCCAACTACAAACGAAAGCGTATTGGACGCTGCATTTAGATTATATGCGAATTCTCCTCAAAAATATAATCCAGGTCAAAAGAACTACCAGCAGCTTGTAGATAAGCGAGCAAAAGAAGTTTCTGGTTCTCCGGAAGTAAAACGTTGGAGAAACGCTTACGATACTAAACGTGCTGCGCGTCAATGGACAAAACCAAATTTATTATTGAAAGAATCTAGGTTTAACAAACCAGCTTATAAAGATGGTAAGTTGCCCGGATATAAAGATGGAGATGAACCAGTAACTGTAGGAGAATATAATGTATATCCTAGTGCAATTGGTGCATCTGAACTCAATGTAACTACTCCAGAAGTTGTTGTGACTGGCAAAGACAGAAGACCTTTGTATTAGAGATATGATGCAGAAAGAAGCGTTTATAATTCAAATGACGTAATTAGCGGATTTAACGCACTAACTCTCGGAGGAATGAATAACCTATCTCCAACTCAATGGGCAAGAAGATTTTACGATGCTCCAAAATTGTTTTCTGGAGACATGTCATTTTCTGATTATACAAATAGATGGTTAAACGGAAATGAAGGAATTGTTTCAAGAGAGTTTGCAAAAAATCACCCATACTATTCTGCCGCAATAAATATGGCAGGAGATGTTGGAAGCTTATAGCTGTTAAAAAGTATACCGTCTGCATTAAGATTTATGGATCGTGGGTTTGTTCCACAGAAAAACATATTGTCTCAGACCGATAACACTATGACAAGATATATCGGCACCGGAGATTCTGGATATAAAGATGCATTAATGTCCGATGTTATACGTGGGAATATAAATCCGCCTCGTTTTTCTGCAGCAGAACTTGCAAAATTAAGAAAACGGTTTAAAGGTGTTTTATCGGAAGATGATTTTAGAGACCTTGCTTCTAACAACATAAGATCAGAAGAGCAGTTTAATAGAATAAATGGTGTTCTATCAGACGCAAGCGCTTCTATAAAAGTCGGAAAATTTAATTTTGGAAAGGATTACTCCCTAGCAGATTCGTGGGAAGATTATTTATAGGATAATATAAGAAATCAAAATCTGACACAATAGCAAGCTTATATGCAAACCTTTTCAAAATCTAAAGAAATAAACGATTGGATTAAAAATTGGAGGATTAGCACCGATAAAAATACAGTAAAAGGGCACCCTCTTCCAACATTCGCGTTGTAGGACGAAGTACTTACAAATAGTAGGTAGTTTCCTGGAGATTATGCCGTACAAATAAAAAACGCCGATAAATATGCTAGAACTGCACAAGCGTTTGGGCATTTTAAAGAACATCCTACTACATATAGACCGATGAGTCCGTTTGAAGAAGACGTTACGTTGTTTAGAAGACAAGACGGGTTTCTTACCGGACATAAATATATGGTGAAAGTTCCAAAATCACAAATGGCAAAAGACAAATCCTTATACTCTTCAGATGCACAGTATGCGGCAAATCCAACAATAAGAAGAGGCGTCGGAATGGATTATTAGAAACTTTTAAACATGTAGTTTAACGGATTATAGAATTTATAGAAACTACAAATACTTCCATTTTTTCAAAATATACAGACAATGAAGTCTGAATAAAATAACTTAACTATATTGCAATATGGCAAAAAAGAAGAATACTATACCAAGCGGATTTGAAGATGTACTTGGTAACATCTATTCTAATGTAGAAGAGCATGAAGGTGTAACAGATATGAACGCCTTAGATTCTGCAGTAGAGATTCCGTTTGAAGAAGATAAAGATAAGAAAGAACCGCCAGTGAATACTGAGGACGGCAATAAAGAGGATGACACTCAAAAGACCTCTGCTACAGAGGATAACAGTGATATTCCCAACGGTGTATTGGATAATAAGAACACCGAAACAAAGACAACCGAAGTGGAAAACGAGGAGAACAATGAAGATAACACAGAACCTTCAGAGGCAGACCTCATCGAAGCTCAGCAAGTGGGGCTTCTGTTCGATGCAATCGGCAACTCTCTCGGTTGGAATATGGACGATATTGACGAGAAGGATAGACCTCTTACTGTTGATGCGCTCACTCAATATTTTGCAGAGACAGTAAAACAGAACTCCGTCCCAGAATATGCTGATGATCGTATCAAGCAGCTTGACGAGTACGTTAAAAATGGCGGAAAGTTTGAAGATTTCTATCAGAGACAGCAAGAAAGTCTGTCACTCGATAATATCGACATGGAAGATGAAGTTAACCAAAAGGCAGTTATTCGTGAACTCTTGAAGCATAATAACTATAGCGACGAGCAGATTAATAAGAAGATTGCTCGTTACGAAGACAACGATATGCTTTATGAAGAGTCCGAGGATGCATTAGATAGATTGAAGCAGATCAGAACTCAGGAGCTTGAAGAGGCTACTCGACAGTAGGAAGAGCTTGCTCGTCAACAAGAAGAGCAGTCAAAAGCCTTCTTCCAAAGTGTAACGAACGAGATCAACTCTCTTACAAATGTACGTGGCATTGCCATTCCTAAGGAAGATCGTAAGGCACTTTTTGATTATATTTTCAAAGTAGATCAAAACGGTATTTCGCAATATCAAAAAGACTTTAATGAAAATCTATCAAAGAACCTCATTGAATCCGCATACTTTACGATGAAAGCTGACGCTTTGATCTCTAATGCAGAAAAGAAAGGAGAGTCATCCGCTGCTGAAAAACTTAGAAAAATGTTACGGCACACAAGCAAAAATCATTCAACATTTAATGCCGATGATAAACAGAAATCAGTTACGGACTTACTTGCAGGTGCGTTCTGATTTAATTAATTAAACAATTTAGATAATATATGAATAATAGTT